GTTTCGGCTGTCTTGACACTCAAATTTAAGGCGTCTCGTCTTAAACCTTGAAAGGCCGCCCAGCTAACCGCGGCGGCCTTTTTTTTTAAACACTAAACAACATTAGGGTGAAAATCATGGCTAGCAACAAAGATTTAACGAACGCAATCAACGCACGCGCCGAAGTTTTAGGGATCGAGGCGCCGTACACCGAAGGGCTAACAAACGCCCAACTAGTCGAGATTAAAAAAGCGATCGACGCGATCGACCCAGAAGAGGCAGCGAAAGCAGACGCAGACGCAGACGCAGCCGCAGACGCAGCCGCAGACGCAGACGCAGACGCAGACGCAGACGCAGACAAACCAGCCGAAACCGAACCCACTGCCGCGCCCGCGCCGTACACCATCGCGCCAGGTAAAGCCGTGACAAGCCTAAAAGGCATAGTAGGCGAAGGCACTGCAGTGACCGCGAGCCACTTCACCGGCGGAGACGACACCCTCGCGGCGTTAGTTAAAGCCGGCTTAGTACTTAAAGCGTAAAACCGTGAACCTGCGCACCCTTGCCGAATCAGACCTGGCCGCCGTCCTAGAGGACGACGTCTACGGGTTCGGCTGGCCGATATCTGTCACCAATCCCGCGGGCGTTGTCGCCTCGGGCTTGGTCGGGTCGTCGCAGGACATTAGCCAAATTATTGACCCGGACACCGGGCAGGCCGTTAGCGGCCGCCTAGCGACTGTGGTCCTTAGAATTTCCAGTTTATCCGCGGTAGGCATCCCGGCGTATATCGCCGACGAGGCAGGCAAGCCGTGGGTGATAATTTTCGACGACATTAACGGCAACGCGCACGCCTTCAAGGTGGCCGAGTCGAACCCCGACCGGACCATCGGCGTCGTGGTCTGTATTCTGGAGGCGTACCTGCCGTGACAATTTCCACGCTAATCGACAAGCAAGACACCTTCGAGATCGTGCGCGACCAGATCGCGGCGATTTTGGTCACAGAAGTGGCCAGCCAGATGGTGCTCGCTGGCGCAAACGCAGCGGATTACAAGCTGCGCATTTTTTCCGAAAGGTCCAACCCGTGGGGCGAGTTCCAGAACTTAACCCCGGCGGACACTTCGCCCCTGGTTAACGTCATGTACGACAATAGCTCGTTTGACGGCAACGCCGGCAACATAATGGAGACGCAAAAAACTACAGGAATTTACAACATTGACTGCTACGGGCTCGGCATAAGCGCCGACGTTCCCGGCGGCGGGCAGATCGCCGGCGACAGACTGGCCGCCCTAGAAGTACAGCGGGCTTTGCGCCTAGTGCGCAACATTTTAATGGCCGCCGAATACACCTACCTGCAGTTGCGGGGGGTGGTCTGGAAGCGGTGGATTACCTCGGCCAACGCGTTTCAGCCGCCGATAGACGGCCAAAACGCGCAGAACGTGCAAGGCGCTCGGCTGGCACTGCAGGTAACATTCTCGGAGACTTCGCCGCAGATTGCGCCCACCGAGTTAGATTTATTATCGACAGAAGTGCAAAGCGCGGCAAATGGTGAGATACTTGCAGCCGCATTATTTGATTTTACTTAAACAGACGCCAGGAGAACACGACGATGGCCATTAACTCAGCGATAGACGCGAGCGCAGTAGCGCGAGTGGTCGGGATACAAACCACCCCCAAGAATTTCCGCAACGGTAGTGTTTTACTTTTACCGCAGCGCGTAATGTTAGTGGGCCAAGGTTCCTCGGCGTCAGCATACCCGACAACCAAAGCGCAAGTCACTAGCGCGTTTGAGGTCGGCACCAATTACGGATTCGGCAGCCCGATACACTTGGCGGCGCTGGAACTTTTCCCGATTAACGGCGACGGCGTTCGCTCCGTCCCCGTGACGGCGTACCCGTTAGAGGACGACGGCTCGGGCGCTGCGACAGTGGTCGAAGTCACACCAACAGGCACGGCCACCGCTGCGGGCATTTACTACGTAAACGTCAACGGCTTGCGCTCCAATGCGATCGTGACAGCTATCGGCGACACCGTTGCCAGCTTTACCGCTGCCGCGACCCTAGCAGTCGCCGCTATTTTAAACATGCCAGTGACGGCCGCCGACGGCACGACTACGCTGGATTTGACGGCCAAATGGAAAGGCGCAAGCGGCAACGATATCGACGTACAAATCGAAGGCCCCACCGACGCGGGTCTGACTTTCGGCGTGGCGCAGGCCACCGCCGGCGCGGTAAACCCGAGCGTATCCGCCGCCCTTGCACAAGTGGGCGGGGTATGGGAGACGATGGGGCTCAACTGCCTAGACATCGCGGACACCGCGACCCTAGACTTGTACCAGGCGTTCGGCGCCGGCCAATGGCTGCCGACAGTAAACAAGCCGATGATGTTTTTCACCGGCAACACGATCTCGGCGGTGGCTTCTGCCATAGCCGTACCGGACGCACGGGCGACCGACTTCATTAATGGCCAACTGGTCGCACCTGGTTCGCGTTCGCTGCCGTTCGTGGTAGCCGCTCGCCAACTAGCGCGCATTGTCCTACTAGCCAACAACAACCCGCCGCACGACTACGGCCGCCAGTCAGCCGACGGCATACTGCCGGGCACAGACGGCGAGCAGTGGAAGTACAACCAGCGCGACTTGGCCGTGAAAGCGGGCAGCTCGACGATTGAAGTCCGCGACGGCGTTGTTGACATCAGCGACGTAGTGACATTCTACCACCCGGCGGGCGACCCCCTCCCGGCTTACCGCTTCGTCGTTGATATCGTGAAGTTACAGAACATTATCTACAACATCAGCCTAATTTTTAACACGGCCGAATGGGACGGCGCGCCACTATTACCGGACGCAGACCCAACCACAAACGCCTCGGCTAAAAAGCCTAAAATGGCGCGCGCTGCAGTCGCGTCGATGTTGGACAGCTTGGGCCTAGAGGCGATCATAAGCGACCCGAAAACGGCGAAGGCGAACACCTTGGCGGAGATCGACAGCGTCAACCCTAAACGGCTCAACGTGCAGATACCCGTCCAGCTTGTAGGCAACAGCAATATTATCTCCGTGGGTTTAGACTTCGGATTCTTTTTCGGCACCAGCGCAATAGTCGCGTAATTAGGAGAACAGGACCATGGCAACAGTAGGCGGCAGCATTGAATCGATAAGCTTGGCGGGTCGCGAGTTTAGCGTCCCGGCAGACGTGGAAGCCCAGCGCAAGCTAGGCGGATTTGAAAACGAAGTAATGGCGAACGGTAACGGCACAGCGCGACTAATTAAGACGCGCGTCCCTTTAAGCATTAACGGCTTAACCGTAGTAGTGGACGACGACCGGGACGACCAGCAGTACTTGCAAGACCTGGCCGACCGCCCGGACTTTTTCCCCATCGCGTTAACACTAGCGTCTGGCATTACCTGGGAAGGGACCGCGCAGCTAGTTGACGAGAACACGTACAGCACGCAAAACGCGACCGCTGGCGTCTCGTTAGCAGGCCCCGGTCAGCTAACTAAACAATAGTAAAAACTTAGGGCACGACGCCGCACAGGCCGCCCTATACTCTCACCCCGCCTCGGCGGGGCTTGCCTGGCTCGACCAGGGTGCGGCACCATATAGCTATAGGGTGTAAAACATGACAGAACCGACGCAAGGCGCCAACGCGCGCACAATCTCCTCCGACATGGCCGAGGCCGAGTTCGACCGCTTCACCGAAGCGATGGACTTAGACATAGCCACCGACGACATGGACCAAGACGACCTCACCGCGTTTAAAAAAGTTAAACGCCGCCTATTGAGGGCGATCGGCAACGGCTCCCTAATAATCAACGAGGACGGCGAGGCGGAATTCATGCCACAAAAAGACGACTCGCGGTACGACAAGGCGCTGCGTTTTCGCCAACGTACCGGCGGCGCGCTCATGTCGATGGACTCCAAGAAAAAAGGCCAAGACGTCGCCAAGACTTACGCGGTCATGGCACAAATGTGCGGCGTAGAGCAGAAAGTATTCGCGCGCCTGCTCGGTGAAGACGGCAAGGTGTGCGAGGCGATCTTCACGCTTTTAATGGATTAGTCTGCACGCCCTTAGTGCGTCACGGTGCGGACTACATACTGCCCAAGAAGGCGCACACCGCCGAGAACGTGCTGCGCGAGATGTTCCTGCAGATAAGTCGAGACTATCAGGCTTTACCCGACCCGCGAACATTGACCGCGGACGAGATAAAGTTCTATTATGAGGGCCTACGGCAAGAACTTTACGAGAGCACAAAAAATACGGAGTGACCATGTCGGGCAGATTTAGCATAGAAACGGTGTTTAAGGCGGTCGACCGCATCACCGGGCCGGTGAAAAGAATGCAGACCACCACCGGCAAATTTACCCGATCACTTGAGAGCGGGTTTCGCCGCACCGACCGAGTCATGTCTGGCGTCGCGCGGGGCATCAAGCGCACGGCCCAGGTAACAGTCGCCGGGCTGGCGCTAATCACCGCCGCCCTGGTTAACGCAGGCACCGCCGGCGCAGGTTTTGAACAAGCGATTACCAATGTAGGCGCCGTCGGGCTACAGACCCGGGCAGAGATCGCGCCCCTGGAAGCAATGGCCCTAGAGCTGGGCCGTTCGACTAAATTCACCGCAACACAAGCCGCCAACGCCATGGAGATTTTGGCGCGGGCAGGCTTCGACACTAATCAGATATTAGCCGCAACACCCGCAACCCTAGCTGCAGCGGCAGCGTCGGGCCTGGACATCGCAGAAGTCGCGAACCACGTCTCGAACGTACTCAAAGGCATGGGCCTGGAAATGACCGAGAGCGGACGCGTCGCCGACGTGCTCGCACTTGCGTCGGCCCGGACTAACAGCTCGATCGGCAGCTTGGGCGAGTCGATGAAAAACGTCGCCTCGACCGCGTCGCAGTTGAACGTCCCGCTAGAGGAGACGGTCGCAGCGATCGCGCTCCTACAAGACGTGGGCCTCGACGCCTCTGTCGCCGGTTCGGCGTTTAACGTAATGCTGACCAAAATGGCGAAGCCTACGCCGGTGATCACGGCCATGATGAAACGGTTCGGGATATCATTTAAGGACGCCAAGGGCGACATGTTGCCGCTGGCGGGCGTACTGGAACAACTAAACAAAGCCTCCGGCAAGTTTGGCGGCAACTTCGACAAGGTGGCGTTCCTCGCCGAACTGGTCGGCCTACGCGGGCAAAAAGCCGCCTCGCAACTGGGCAAACTATTCGAGTCCGGCAAGCTGACCAAACTCACCGAGGAGCTGCAGAAAGCGGAAGGCGTCGCGCAAAAAATGGCCGACATCAGGATGAACACCCTAGAGGGCGACTTGACGCTGCTCGGCTCCGCAGTGGACGCCGTGAAAGTGAAAATGTTCGGGATGCAATCCGGGCCGCTGCGCGACATCGTGCAAAGTATGACCACATGGGTCGGCGCAAACGAGGAGCTAATCGCCTCCGGTATAGCCGAGTGGATAGGCAGGATTATAGACAACCGGGACAAGATAGCGACGTGGGCCAAAAATATCGGCATTGGCGTGGCGGCGTTCATCGCGCTGTCGATAGTGCTTAAAACGCTGATTCTCACGCTGTCGGTGGTAAATTTGTTAATGCTCGCGAACCCCATCACCTTGTGGG